GCGCGGGGGAACATTCGGGTCAGTGGATGGATAACTGTACCACTGATGCACTGCCCCGGTTTTCGGGTCCGCTGAATAGAGAAGGTCCGGGTTCTGCGTAATCACCCCGGTGATCGGGTCTTTGACCATGCCGCCCTTGCGGATTTCCTGCGGCTTGTTCTGCGCAACCCACAAATCGTAAGCGGCCTTTTGCTGCTGCAGCGCTGCTTGGGTTGGGTAGTTACCGGCCGCGGTACCGGCTGCCGTGGCCTGCGCTGTCGGGCCGACCATTGGGAACTTGGCAATCTCATTGATATTCGGCGGCAAGGGGATGCCGGCAATGCCGTGCAGGATGACCGCCCGGTTGGCGTCTCGCACATCCTGCGCTGACGGCGCGCCGGGGATTGCTGACGGCGTGACCGGCTGCGGCATCGGCGGTGCTGCACCGCCAGGCGGCGCGGGTGCGGGCGCCGGCTGCGGCATCGGCGGTGCTGCACCGCCAGGCGGCGCGGGTGCGGGCGCCGGTTCGGGCGCCGGCGCACCTTGCCCCGTAACCGGCGGGGCGCTCGTGTAGGGCGTAGCGGTTGGCGGCGCTGCAGCAGGCTGTTGCGCCAAGAGGCCGGCCAGCTCAGCCGCGCCGGCGGCGCCCGTGTGCGGCGGGCCGGCCTGAGCTACGGCAGCGGGAGACGGTCCACCAGTGGGCACTGCGTTGTCGCCCGCAACCGATCCACTGGCAAGCAAGCCCCCTCCTGCCTGCTGCCGGTTGATGCCCTGTAGAACAGCCGCGGCGGCCGGTGATAGCTGTGGCGCGTCCGCTGCCGCCACCTGCTGCGCCGGCTGCTGCCCGAGGAGCCCAGTGACCGGGCCGGGCGCACCGGCTGCTGGCGGGGTGGCGAGCTGGGGCGGCGCGGCTGAGGTCGAGTCGGGGAGCTTTAGCAAGCCGCCCGGAGGCGCTGCTGATGGGGCCATTGGCGGTTCAGCCGCAGGCGCGGGTGCTGCGGCCGTCTGAGCCTGGCCGCCGTGAGGCGACCATGCGTTGCCATAGACCGCAGATAAGCCATCAACCGCTTTAGGGTGTAGGTTGCCGCCTTGCTCGTTGCGGATGAACGCCTCAGTCACCTTTGCTCTGACCGCCGGGTTTGACAGGTCGACGGGCGCATCGGGGTCGAGGCCGGTAACGGTGGACGCGCGTTTGATCAGTGCGTCCGTATCGTTCTCGCTCGGCGGGGCCCAGGTGCTGACCATCTGGCGCAGCGTGGTTAGTGGCTGGCCCGTCGTCTTGCCGGCAGCGTAACGGTCAAGCTGATTGCCGATCGCCTGGACGCCGTCCCCCGGCGTCGCAAAGGTCTGCCAACCGGCTGGATTAGTGTTCGGCCCGCCTGGGCCTGCGCCGGGCACGCGCATTCCGGCGAAATTATTGGTTCTGATCTCTGCGTTGTCGGGACCGCCAATACCGCCGACAGTACTACCGCCGCCCCCGGCGATGATCGCGGCCGGCCCCGTCTGCTTCTTGCCGTCCGTACCTGTGCCGGTACCTGTGCCGGTACCTGTGCCGCCGCCGCGATTGTAGATACTGTTGGGATCTTGGTAATTCTTCAAAATCTCAGTCGTCGCAAGTTGCTTGGCATGTAAGGCGGCTGCGTTCTGCACAGCTTGCTCGCTTTGCGCCTGCTGCAGCCGCGCCTGGATCAGGCTGTCGCCTGACGTCGCCGCGGCGCCGCCGGCCGCTCCGAGGAAGCTGCCCCACGGCATGCCGCCCTTGTATGGCACCGGCATCGAGTTCTGCGCCATCGATGATGCTACCGCCCCCAGTGCGCGGAGGCGGAATTGCTGCTTGGTCGCGTCATCGCTGAGCAAGCCGCCATACTCTGCCTGCGGATCGTAGCTGCCAAACCAATTGCCGACCTTGCCTAGCAGACCGGGCAGAAAGCCCTGGTCGGTTTGCGGATCTGCCATTGGCTTATCCCATCATCAAAGCTTTGAGCGCCGCCTCGGGATCGAGCGGGCTGTACTGTCTGGCGGAATAGATGTTGCGCGGACCCAATGCGCGATACGGCATTTGGGCAGGCGGGACGTAGCTGAACTTGGGTTGCTGCGGGGTCATCGCCGCACTCGCGTTTTTGAGCGCATCCTGCACGCCGCCGCTGCCGGACGAGCCGAGACCTTTGCTCAGGTTGTCCCACAAGCTCGGCTGGTTAAGGCTGGAGAGTTGCGAAAGTTGGTCCTGTGTCATGTCGGGCGCCAGCGGTGGCCCGCCCGCCGCGAGCGACTGCGCGGCCGGGTCCATGCCGGTATTGATTTTCTGGTCAGTGCCGGCAAGCCACGGGTAGTTACTGAAGCCGCTGCCAAACATATTATTCCAGGCGTCACTTAATAGAGGCATGGTGATTTCCTCCCCTCGTTTAGCTCTTTCTTCAGGGGATCATCGAGGCCAGGCTTGCCACTCCGGTCAACCCGCTCAGGATCTGCTGCCCGGTATTGGTGTAATACGGCGTGGTCTGGGTCGTCATGGTATTGCCGCCGATGGGCTGACCCAACAGCGAGCCATAATTCTGCATCGGCGCCCACATGGAGTTGAACGCCGTGCTGGCCTGCGACAGCGGGAAGTTGGCGAGTTGCGGTGCCATCTGCGCCAGGCCGCCCATGTTCAGCGTGCCGCTGTTGGCGAGGTTGCCGGCCTGAGCCGCGGCGTTGGCGCCGGTGCCATAGCCCGCGTTGGCCGCGCCGGCAGCGCCGGTGAGCCCCGAGATCAACGCGTTCTGGCCGCCCTGCGCGAGGGTCCCGCCCTGACCGAGGAGGTTGCCGCCGGTGGCGTAGCCCTGGTTGGACAACTGACCCGAATTGTAGAGACCCGACATCATCTGCTGCAGCGAGCTGAGGTTGAGCTGCCCGCCCTGCGACAGGGCATTGGCCCCCGTGCTATAGCCCTGGTTGGCCGCGCCCGCCCCCTGCGCCAGGGCGTTGGCGCCCGTGGCATAGCCCTGGTTGGCAACCTGGCCGGCGGTCCCGTAACCCTGCAGCGCGGCGTTCAGGCTGTTCAGGCCGAGCGTCCCGGCCTGGTTCAGGGCTGTCCCGGCGCCGCCGAGCCCGGTGCCGACCAGGTTGCCGAGCGTCGTTCCGGCCTGGCCGAGGATATTGCCGGCATTAGTGACGCCCGATTGGCCGAGCTGGCCGGCCTGCGTCAGCGCCTGATTGGCGTTCGCCATTCCGGTGTTGAACGCGCCGCCGAGCGCCTGGCCGGCACCGAGCTGCGCCTGTAGCCCGGTATTGTAGGCGTTGTTGACAATGCCGGTATCCGCCGCCGCCAACCCGCGCCCGAGGCCCACCTGAGCCTGCTGCATCGCATTTGCCATGCCGCCGGAGCCATAACGCCCGGCACTCTCGAAACCCGAAGCAAGCTGCGGCGCGGTCGCGGTCTGGTAGGTGTCGCTCAGCGCCTGGTTGGCGGCCTGTAATGAGCCGGCAAGCGCGGGGTTGCTGCGAGGGTCGGTGTACTGGCCGTTCGCCATTCCCATCAGCGAGTTGTAGATCGGGTTCCCCGACACACCCATGCCGGCGTTGCCGTAGAGCCCGGCCAATGCCGGGGCCGCCACGCCCTGCGCCTGCCCGGCGAGGTTCTGCAGCGCGCCGCCGAGCTGGTAGCCGCTGCCGACCAGCCCGCCGTATTGGCCGGCGAGGCCCTGCAGGCCGGATACCGACGGCGCCACCGCGCCGGGCATCTGGCTGGCAATGCTGGCGATATTGTTGCCATAACCTTGGCTGGCCTGCTGCGCGCCATACCCCATATTGGCGAGCGCGCCGCCGTAGGTATTGCCGGCACCGATCGCCCCTTGTGCGGTATTGGCGAGACTATTGGCCCACGGCGCGGTCTGATCCGGCACGCCATAGGCGGCGTTGGCGAGCGCGCCGCCGGTCATCATGCCGTTCTGGATTGCCCCCGAGCCGGCGGTGCTCAGCGCGTTGGTATAGGGCGAGATCGCGCCAGGCGAGCCATAGGCGGCGTTGGAGATTGCATCCCCGTAGCCGGTGCCGGCGTTCACTGCGCCCGCGCCGATGCCGCCGAGCGTGCCGATCTGCGGGCCGCCGGGAAGCTGGCTCTGCGGCAGCGTGCCGGCAAGCGCCTGGTTGGTAAAGTTGAGAGCGGAAGGAACGGTCCTGCTCGCCAGCCCGGCGCTTTGGTTGAAGTTATTGGTGGCGGCGCCCTGAATTTGACCAAGGTATGCGCCGCCTAGGGTTGGGTCACCGCCGGGCTTCATGCCGGTCGCGTTCGCCGCCTGATCCCACAATCCGGTGAGATACGGGACCTGCGCCTGTCCGAGCGGATTGCTCTGTTGGGTCGTTTGTGTGGATGGCGTGCTTTTGGTACCCATGTTCAATCCTTCAGGCGCCGCGTTAGACCCACGCCAGTCACGTCAAAACCGAAATGCGCCCAGCCCTTGCGGCTCCAGCCGCTGATCGCCACGCATCCCGTCGCCTCAGCCTGTGCATCGAGCGCGTCGAGCATGGGCCGCCACCAGCGCTGCAGCCCGTTGCCGGCGATAAACGGCACGTCGAGAACCCGGCAGCGCGGGAAGGGATGAACATGCGTGACAGCCACCGCCACGATGCTGCCGCGCTCGCGGATGGTAAAAATTGTCATCTGGCCGAGCATGACGAGCTGCAGAACGTCGATCGGCTCGTAGCCACGGTCGCGGTCGGTGGCGCGTTTAAGGATCGGCTCGATCTGCCGCCAATCGCGGGCGATATCGTCTAGGGGCGGCAGCTCAATCGCGATGTCGGTAACGACATCCGCTGGCATCCCTAGCCAATCAATATCGCCACGAACGTCTGATCGGTATGGGGGCTGGAGGCATGATGCACGGTCGCGCTGCCGGCGGTCGGCGCGATCCAGATCGACGGCAGCGCGTCGCAGGCGTTCGCGGTGGTCGGCATAAGCCCGATATAGGTAAAGGGTCCGATCCGGCTGTCGGAGAATGTTGATGTCGTCGCGTTGGGCGCCAGCGTCACGCCGAGGGTCGCGCTGATCCCGCCGCGCAGCAAAGCATTGATCGCCGCGGCGTGCCGCACGGTGGTGACCTTGGCGTTGCCGACATCGGCGGGGACAAGCGGGATGGCCGGCGGGCGGGTGAGATTTGCCTGCGCCATCAGCGGATGCCCTCCGGCATCGCCGCGGCGTCGATCCCGATCGCGTTGGTGAAGTTGCCCCCGGCCGGGATCTGCACCTGGAACCGGACATAGCGCCCGGTGGTGCGCTGCGGACAATTGCCCAAGATGTTTTCCGGCACCGCCCCCTGGTAGACCACCGGCTGGCGGAGCATCTCGCGCGTACCGACCGAGACTGAGGCCGGCACGAGGGCATCGTGCAGCGGCCGGGCGCCGGTGATGCGGGCGCGTTTGTCGGGGAAGAGCTGAGCCTCGGTTGTCTCGATCGTCGCCGCCAGGCTCGGCCCGGTGACGTAGTTTTGCGTGTGCTTGCCGTCAAACCATCCCAGGATAGGGTTGCTCTGTGTCCAGGCTCGGCTATCAAGCGAAAATTGCAGCGCGTCCAGATTGCCGACCGCGTCGAGCTGATCGAGCGTGTAGCCTGCGGTGGTGTAGGTACTCGGCTCGGCCCATTCGACCGGGATCGGCGTCAGATCAATGAGCGACCAGCGGGACAGTTCCCAATTAAAGATGATGGCGCGGTTGTACAGACCGCCATGCTGGCGCCCGTGATAGAACCACAGGATCAGCTTGCGAAGCGGGTCCCAGGTCCCCGCCACGGCTTGCAAATACTGAACATCGAGGTCGTTGAAAAAAGTTCGGTCCACTTTCTGCGAACCGATGCCGCTCGAACCGGCGCCGTCGAACGCACCAAAGCCATCGCTGCCGAGATAGTAGATTACCGAGCGGACAACCCCATTGGCGTCGGGCAAGCGGCGATTGACCACCGACAGCGATGCGTCGGTGCCGGCCGCCCCCTCGGCAAGCTGAAATGAGAAGATGTCCGGGCTTCCAGCGTACTGAACGCGGTAGATGCCCCTCTCGCACAGCACGGCGCCATCAGCCGCCGAGAGATGCCCGCCGACGATCTGAGTGATTTCGCCAACATCGGTTTGCACCAGATCTTGGAAATCACGCTGCAATTGGATGGCGGTATTGGTTCCCGGCGTCGGCCAGTTGGTCGGGTCGCCAATCGCCGGCCAGTGCAGGCGGTACGGCACCGCGCCATCAATGCTGTCGTAGGTGTTGCCGAGAAAGAGGAAGTCGCGGATCACGGCGGCGAACCGCGGGCGCGCCCCCCCCGCCGCCAGGTTGCTAAAAGTCGTATCGGTGCCGGTCAAATAGGTCTGGACCGGGTCATCGTAATTGGTGGCGATGATCCTCTTGCCAAAAGAGGTCATCTGCCAGTAGCCGTCGAACGGCGCCTCCGTATTATAGGGCGCGCCCGGGCCGCTTATGTCGGCGTAGTTGGGCGAGCCGGTCTGTTGGCAATAGAGGCGTTGTCGCGTCCCGGCAAAATTGTAGACATGCCCGATAGCGTCGCGATAGCCGTATGAGCCGCAGACCTGGGCCGGCAGCGGCGCTGAATAGGGCACCGGCGACGGGAAAGAGGTATAGGACCGCTGGGTGCGTGGCACCACATTAGTTGCCGTGACGGTGCCGGGGTTGCCAAAGGCCGGCCCATCGGGTAGCCATTCGCCAAAGGGGAGAATTGCCATTACATCTGCACCCGATTGCCCAGCAGGCGTTGCATCAGGTCGGTAAAAGGCGTCGATGGCGGCGAGACTGCCGGCGGGTAATCCCTTGCGCCGCCCTCATCGCGTGGATAATCCTGCGCCCCTCTTTGGTTCCGCATGTGCTGCTGCAGCATGTAATCATTCTGCGGTCGGCCTATGCGCGCCAGCATTTCATCCATAAGCCCCCGGTAAGAGTAAGGCCAAGGCCCCGGCGCGGGCATCTCACCCTCGCCGGTCGAAGGCGCGGTCTGCATGTATCGCTGTACATCCGGCGGCAGCCACGGCGGCAACGACGGAATTTGTTCATCAGCCGATCCCATCATCCCCGCATAAGGCGTCGGCGGGTCTAGCAACCCAGCCATCAGGGGTTCCGCACGTCGGTCTGGATCATCAAGCCGCTCGGGTATTTCGCGCGCCGATCGGCGAGGCGGATGCGCTCGATCGCCGCCTCGCGGTTCGTGCCCCAGATCTGCATTCGCGGATCGTCCCCGATATAGGGGGCGGCATTGACCAGCGTACCCCAGAGGTAGGCGCTGGGATATTCGCTGAGCAACCAATTGGTCGGGGCGGCATCGCTGAGCGGCGGGATGCCCGACAGGTACTCGAGGTAGATTTGGCCCGCCTCGCCAGTATTCACCACGCTGGTATCGATCGCGCCCTCAAAATTGGCGAGGCTGTAAGCAAAGGTCTGATCGGTATTTGTACTAGAGGCGTGGTGGATGACCGCGGCGCCCGCGCTCGGCACCACCCATAACGCAGCGAGCGCGTCGGCAGCGTTGGACGACTGCGGCATCAGGCCGATATAGGTCGTGGCAACGATACGGCTGTCGGCGAGGATGGTCGCCGTCGCGGATGGCGTCAGTGTTATCTCGTCGCCCGCG